GGGTACAGAAAAATAAACGGATACAAAAATAACTTTGGTACAGTAGGTACATCTGGTATAGCAGGAGCAGGTTCTGTACTGGGAGTAGCCGTTGCAAATGGAATACAACAAGGTATATTTGCAGCTAGGAATGTAGCTTCGGGTTCTGACTATCTACATCACTGGAACTTTTACTATAGTTTTACGGTAGCTGCAGATACCAATTTAACAGTAGGAGAAACTTTAGTTGAAAGAACCGCCCATGCAGATGCTACTACAGCAACTGGAGTAACAGGCGTACTTATATCTAAATCTTCTAATACTATTGTTGTAGACTTTGGTCAGACTCCTGCTACAGTATTTACAAATGGCAAGTTTATATCAGATGATGGTTTTAGTACTAATACAGCGTTAACTGCAGCACCTGCTGAAATAGGTTGGGAAGCTATTGACTCTAGCCTTGTAGCAAATGACAGAAATGGTGTTTCTGCTTCAGCTTCTGTATCTGCAGGTAATAACGCAGTTATAGGCGGTGCATTAGCAGATAGTGGAGCAGTTAATTTTACAACAGCAGCTTCTAAACAACCTAGAAAAGTAACAATATTTGGCGGTGGTAATGAGGCAGGTAAAACTTTTACTATAACAGGCACTGATTTTTTAGGTACAGCCCGAATAGAAGCTGTTACAGGTCCAAATGATGCTACTGTTTCATCCACTAAGTTTTTTAATACCATAACACAAATAGAAATAAGTACACCGTTACAGGTCATAGTAAAAGCAGGTGGTAATGAATCAGGTAGAACATTTACTATAACAGGAACTAATACTTTAAATGAGGTAATAACAGAAGATGTTACAGGACCAAACAATTCTACTACAACAAGTTTATTATCTTTTAAAACTGTAACTCAAATAGCTGTTGATGCTGCTACAGCAGGAGATGTTGAAGTAGGTACTTCTGGCGATGATAATGGAATAAGCGCAGCAGCTACAGCATCAGCAGCAGGAAACTTAACTTTAGGTGGGGCATTAGCTTCTAGCGGTGTAGTTAATTTTGCAGTGGCTACAGCAGCAGCAATAGAAGTAGGTTCAGGTGCAGGACAGTATAGACCTGCTAACCCTACGATGACAGGGGTTGTTAAAGTACGTTTTGAAAAGATTAATTTTGGCGTACCTAAAATAATTTTAACTGATGGTATTAATCCTGCAGCTACATATGATGGAACAAACTATATACAAATAACAGACGCTATTGCTTCCAATCCTGTTCCTTCTGGTACTTCTCAAGACGCACCTACAGACCCTACAATAGCAGCAGAGTTTCAAAATCATTTATTTTTAGCAGGAGACCCTGCAGAAGTAAGCAACTTATATTTTAGTGCTCCTACATCCGAAACAGATTTTAGTCCTGCTAATGGTGCAGGTGTTATAAATGTAGGATTTGAAATTGTAGCTATTAAAAAGTTTCGTAATGTACTGTATATATTTGGTACTAATAATATAAAAAGACTTGTTGGTGAAAACTCAGCTAACTTTAGATTAGAAACAGTTACTTCAAATTTAGGTTGCCTTGCAAGAGATAGTGTGGTAGAATTAGGTGGTGACTTACTCTTTTTGTCTCCTGATGGAATTAGACCTATAGGTGGTACAAACAAAATTGGTGATGTTAATTTAGAAACAATATCTAAAAACATACAATCAACAGTTAATAATATTATTACAGGAGAAACACTAACTAATTTATCGTCTGTAATTATAAGGTCTAAGTCTCAATTTAGATACATGTTTTCTACATCAGGTTCTGCAGGTATTATAGGAGCGTTACGAGAGATTAAAGGAAACTATTCATTTGAATTTGGTCAACTGTCAGGGATAGAATGTACATGTGCAGACAGTGGTTATATAGGTCAGACAGAGTTTGTAATACATGGTGCAAGTACAGGTAAAGTATTCCAACAAGAATCAGGAAATGCTTTTGATACAAGTAACGTTTTAAGTATTTACAAAACTCCATTCATCTATATGGATAATCCAGAACAAAGAAAAAATTATTACAGTACATCAACTTACATGAGTGCAGAAGGAAATTTTTCAATAGCTCTAGCTGTTACTTATGATTATGATAATACAGATATAAGCACACCAGAAAACCTTAGTATGGTTAATACAGCACCTGGAGCTTTCTTTGATAGTGGCAGTAACATAGCCGTGTATGACACAACAGATATATATGATGGTAATCCATCACCAGTAGAATCAGTTACATTTGCAGGATCAGGTAAGGCACTAGCACTTACTTATGTTACAGATGATACAAACGCAAGCCATAGTATTCAAGGCTTCACAATTACTTATGGATTAGGGGATGTAAGGTAATGGCAGGTTATACAAGAACAAATCTAGCAGATATTCAAGCAGGTACTACAGTTAAGTCTGCTCCTATTAACGCAGAACTAAATGCTCTAGTTGCTGCTCTTCATGCTACAACAGGTCATAAACATGATGGAACTGCTGCTGAAGGTGGTCCAATCATTGCAATGCGTGATGCTGATGGTGATACTAAGATACAAGTTGAAGAGTCTGCAGATGAAGATAAAATTAGATTTGATGTAGGTGGTACAGAACAACTAATAATACAAGGTGGCGGTATAATACCTACTTCAACCAATCTCATAGATTTAGGTACAGCATCTAAAGAATTTAAAGATTTATATCTTGACGGTATTGCTCACATAGATACACTAGACGTAGATGTTAATGCAACCGTTGCAGGTACTCTGGGTGTAACTGGTGCAACTACTCTTGCAGGTATATTGTCTATACCTGACGGTTCAGCAGGTAATCCTTCTATAACAAATACTGGGGATACTAACTGTGGATTATTTTTTAGTGCATCCGATGAAATTGCTTTTACTGCAGGTGGTGCAGCACAGGTAGTATTTGCTGATGGTTCTATTACCCCTGAAACAACTAATGATATAGATTTAGGTGCAGAAGATTATCAGTTTAAGAATTTATTCTTAGACGGTATTGCTAAAGTTGATACACTTACTGTAGATGTAAATGCTACAGTAGCAGGTACATTAGCTGTAACTGGAATAGCTACCTTTACAGATGACATAATCATAGGTGACGGTAAGACTATAGGTTCAGCCTCTGATGTAGATGCCATGACCATAGCTTCTAATGGACAGATAACTCTAACTCAAACACTAATAGGTACAGCGTTAGACATCTCTGGTGCTATAGATGTTGCAGGTACAACTAACTTAGACGTTGTGGACATTGATGGTGCAGTACAGATAGATGCTACATTTACTTCAGGTGTAGATGGACAAGGGTATGACACTAAGTTCTTTGGTGACACAGCCAGTGCATTTATGATTTGGGATACATCAGCAGATGACTTAATTTTTAGTGGTGGTGCAGGACTTATAGTTCCAGATGGGCAGTTTACACTAGGCTCAACAGCCGTTACGTCCACTGCAGCAGAACTTAATTTACTTGATGGCGTAACTGCAACTACAGCAGAACTAAACTTACTGGACGGTGTTACAGCTACTACTACAGAGCTTAATCTTATTGATGGAGTTACAGCTACAACAGCAGAAATCAATGTCCTTGACGGCATAACAGCGGTTGTAGGTGAACTTAATGCCCTAGACCTTGGTAGTACAGCAATAGGTACAGCCATAGCGAGTAAGGCAGTAATTTTAGATTCAAGTAAAAATTATACTGGTATAAACGATTTAACTGCTACAGGAAATGTGGTAGTAGGCGGTAATCTAACAGTAACTGGTACTACAACTACTGTGTCCTCACAAACTATAAATGTACAGAACGCATTTGTATTTGAGGGAGCAACAGCAGATGCACACGAAACAACACTAAGTATTGTAGACCCTACAGCAGATAGAACAATTAATCTACCCAATCAAAGTGGTACGTTACCTTTATTAGCAGCAGCAAGTAATACAGCAATTACGTCTACTCCTGCTGAATTAAGTATTTTAGACGGTGATACATCCGCAACTTCTACTACACTAGCAGACGCAGACAGATTCGTAGTTAATGATAATGGTACAATGGTTCAGGTAGCTCTTACTGACCTAGAAACCTACATGGAAACATCGTTAGATACGTTAAGCAATGTAACAACTGTCGGTGCTTTAAATGCGGGTAGTATAACTAGTGGCTTTGGAACTATAGATACTGGCTCTAGTGCTATTACAACAACAGGCACAATTAACTTTGGTAATTTAGCTGACGGTACTATAACAGTTACAGCATTTGTAGATGAAGACAATATGTCATCTAACAGTGCTACACTTGTGCCTACACAGCAGTCTGTAAAAGCCTACGTAGATTCCGTTAGTGCCACAGCCAATAACGTAACTGGACTAACAGCTACAGGTGCAGAACTTAATGTACTAGATGGAGCAAGTGCAGGTACAATCGTAAATAGTAAGGGTGTTATTTACAGTTCAGGTGGGGTTGTTAATGCTACAAGCCTAGCCATTGCGGGTGCAGCACTTACTGCTACTGCAGCAGAGTTTAACTTGCTTGATGGTGTTACTTCTACGACTGCTGAATTAAACTTAACAGATGGCTCAAGTGCAGGTACAATTGTAAACAGCAAGGGTGTTATTTACAGTTCAGGTGGAGTAGTAAATGCTACAAGTTTTGCTATTGCAGGAACAGCTTTGTCTGCTACTGCAGCAGAGTTTAACTTGCTTGATGGTGGTAGCACAGTAGGAACTACAACTGTAGCATCTGGAGATGGACTACTTACAAATGATGGCGGTACAATGCGTCAAACTAACATTGACACATTTGATACTTACCTTTCAGCTACAACTAAGACACTAACAAATAAAACACTTACTTCTCCTGTATTGACTACACCTAAGATTGTAGATGGTGGATTTATAGCAGATGCTAACGGTAATGAAATAATAATATTTCAAACAGCTAGTTCAGCTACTAACTCACTAGAGATTACTAACTCAGCTAACGGTGCTGCAGTTGTTATTGGAGCAGCAGGAAGCAGTGACAGCAACATAGATATTGACATATCACCTAAAGGTACAGGTGAAGTTAACATAGCTGCAGGTAACTTAAACTACGCAAGTACAGCAATAACTGCAACAGGTGCAGAATTAAACTTGACAGATGGCGCAAGTGCTGGTACAATAGTAAACAGTAAAGCTGTTATATACAGTTCGGGTGGTGTAGTTAATGCTACAAGTTTAGCAATTGCAGGTGCAGCATTAAATGCCACAGCAGCAGAGTTTAATATACTAGATGGCGGTACAAGTGCTACAGGTGGCACACTCGTAGACGCAGATAGACTTATAGTAAATGATAACGGAACTATGGTGCAAGAAACACTGGCATCATTAAAAACATATTTAACACCACTCATACAAGAAGAGGCTACAGCGTTAGCCATAGCATTAGGATAATAGGAGAATCAAATGGCAAACACATTTAAAGTAGTAAATTTTGCAGCAGAACCAAACGCTGCAGGAACACCGTATGTAATGTACACTGCAGCATCAGGTACAACAACAGT